TGTACTGCCAACCAGATAGTCTATCTCGTCTTGATACTTACCTTTTGATATGATCTTTGCATTTGACTCACTATGTTTAAGTATTAGACATCTCACAACAAGATTACTTAACTGATTCTTATCCATTAATTTTTTAGTTGTAGTTACCTTATTAACGGCACCAAATAGTCCTTCTAATACTAACTTATGTGTATGAGCACCATCTAATGTTCCTGTAAGACCAATACGATATTTACAATCAACTAGTTTAGTCATAATTTCTGTCAATGATTTTGATTTAAATAGATGAGCTTCATCACCAAATACAACACCGAATTGCTCAAAGTATTCTTTTGGCAACTTGTATAGACTTTGCCATGTAGATATTAATACTTTCTTATCTGTTTGATTAGAGTATCCACTATATAATCTATGACAATATCTCTTTACATTCCAACCATACGATTCAAAATCGGTATACATTTGTTCCACTAATGATGTCGTAGGTACGATTAGTAGTATTCGATTGTTAGGGTTATCCTTGATTAGATGACTGTAGTAACGTATTAAAGAATATATGATGAATGACTTACCGGATGCTGTAGGACTCACCAGAAGCGTCCTATTGCGTTTTAAACTATGGTATATTGCGTCTATCTGATAATCTCTTGCTTCAAATTTTTGACCTAAACTATTTGAAAATTTAATAACAACATCTCTATCAACTTTATTCTCTATATCTACATCTTTACCAGCGACTATGTTATAACCTCTTTCTTCAGCAAATGCCTTAATGTATGGATATAGACCAAAGTAAATTTCTTTAGTTTTCTGTGAGAATAATCTTATCTTTCCATCCCACATTCGATTACGAAATGCTGGCATGAATTTATATCCTGGTACATAGAAAGTAAAGAATTCTGATATCTCTCGTTGTACACCAGAGTCGCACTCAACCGTAATGTAAACTTCGTTCTTTTTTTCTATAATGAGGAGATTAGAATTGTCTTGATTGTAAGTCATATAAATGTATGTTCAATGTTTTCATACTTATATTTATAATGCTTATATCCATAGTTTTCCTACGACCCAACCTACGAGTGATTTCCTGATACCTTTGGTTACTTTATCTACCTTATGCCATGTATGACTAGGAAAGATAATCATTTCACCTTTTTTAAGTTTAATTGTTTCTTCTGTTGTCTTATCTACTATTGGATGTGGTACACATATTTTAAAATCACCACCCTCAAATTCATCATTTAAACATAATGTAAAACTTAATTTTCTAATCATACCATTTCTATAAGGTTTACTATGAGTATCTGTATGCCAATTATAATGATCGTCTTTTTTATATCTAGTATATTGTAAAGATTCGAATTCTTTTAATGAAAAATTAAATGTTTTGTTAGCTGTATTAATATAATTTTTAAGTTCTTTTGGAAATTTATTCTGAGGTACCCATGATATTTTAGAGCTTCTTCTACTCTTATCGTTATTACCAGATTCAATAGTTGCTTCTATAATATCTAGTGACTCATTATCTTTTATTATTCTATCACAGATATTATTTGGTACCGTTATACGAAAATTATTATATTGCACCGCTAGTAAACTTCTTCCATTCAATAGCGTTTTTAATTAAAAATGTTCTATTGTTTATACTTCTTAAAACTTGTTCAAGGTACTTAACGATTTGATTTTGATAAGCCACTTTTTGATCTGCTCTTTGTAAATCTGAATCTGAATCCATATAGATATGCACATCTGACTTTAATACTTTTATATCAAAAGGTTTTAATAGATATACTGCCGAGTCCGCTTTACCTGTGTAGTATTCCCATTTATCTCTTATCATAGTCTTATGTTCATATTCAGATTTCTTCAATAGTAAAGAAAACTTATTAAAATATTGTAGATACTTATTATGTAATAGAGGTATCTTAATTGACTCGGCGTCTAGTTCTGTGTCATCTAATTTAAAATCTCTATCTACTGATTGTTGTAATTCTTCTAATGTCATGTATATATTATATCACCTTTTTGATTAATTGTAAAGCGATTGAGTCATTTCTTCTTGTGTTATATATTTTAGATTAGTACAGTCTGACCACTCAGATATTTTAGAGGCAGTCTTTAAATTACCCTTGTTTACCTTGTAAAACTGAACATCTGAAAACTTATCAAATGTATTCTTATGTTGTAGTATCCAGTTAAATGTTTCATCTGGATTATTTGGATTCATTGCCATAGCGTCTTTATCGCCATAACCTTTTGTACCTGCATATAAGTTATTAATTTTATTGTCATTAGAATATAGATCATGTCCTACTATATAAACTTCTTTGGCATTTAACTCACAAGCCAAATGTACTGATCGACTACCTGTTGCATATGCGAAACCATCTACATCTGGTTCAATGTTTATTATTTTATCTTCTTTAGAAACACCTGTGATATAAGTTATACCTAAATTATGCCCCCTTATAAGTGTGAATATTCCATCAGCACCGTGATAAACAACTTTTTCACTATCATTCCAAACAATATTAGTTTTGTCTGCCATTGTTTTCATCATTTCTTTCGCAACAAATATAGGAACAGGTGTCCAGTAACCTAGATATACTTTCATATCTTTGAGATTTGCATTACGATATATCTCGTGTGATATTCTTGAATCTAATGCTACTAATATATCAGGCGTGAAATCACGATAGATTGCATTACAACCTATTACAGTTGCATAGTCTTTCATCTTGTTGAGGTTTAGACCTTGTCTTGATTGCCCATTACCTAGGCAGACGGCCTTGTCGATCCATGTTAAAGTATTCATCAAAAGTCATCCTATATATTTTGTTGTCTTATAACTGTACTATTTCGTAATACATATAATTGAAACTTGCCTGCACCTGTATATAATCTACATCACTTGCTTTGATATCATAAGATATTGCTCCTAAAGATAAAGGAAATACATTTTGAAATCTTATCTCAGTTTTTGCAATGTTTTTACTATTTAATACTGTTAAAGTTGCGTCTGAATACATACCACCTTCAGAAAGTGGTTGTTTAATAGATGTTCCTGTTGGTGATGAACTTGCAGTTGAACCTGGAAATCTATCAGAACCTATTGCCTGTAAAGATTTAAATTGATTATGGTCTTGTGGAAAACCTAAACCTATAATCCAGTCATGTAGTTCTTTATAGTTATTTAAATTTTCATCTACCAGAAACGATATATCTAAAGTTTGATATGTAACCTTATCACCAATGCCAGCAATATCTTTTAATGGTGTTTCAAAACTTGTTGAACCTAAGGCAATACCAGGTATATTTGCAGTTTGTACAAAGAATTCAACATTAGGTAATTTGTTCATTTTGAATCTAAACTGAATAGGACTTGCATAGTCCATTACACTAGGTTGTCTAAGGTTTGCGTTTGTTTCTGTCATACTACTATTTATAACGGTTTTTTAGACCAAAAAAAGGCGACCCGAAAGCCGCCTTTTAATATATTGTCTCTACTGTAGAAGTAGAAAGTTTCCTTACATTATATTTGATACCTTAACTCTACGGTAATAGATGTTTGTATCAGCAGCAGCAACAGCACCACTATTGTCTAAAGCACCAGTACCATTAGTCGTTGCGAATGGGTTTTGAACCATTCCATATCTAGTCTTGAATCCAATTTTTGGTTGGAAACTATCTTGACCAACTGCTCTTACCATTTGTAATGGCACGTAAGGACAATAGAATAGTCCAGAGTCGTATGGTGAAGAACCTTTGTAACCTACAACGTAGAATTGCGAAGCAGAAATGTTTGCACTATATGGATCAATGTAAACTTTAAATTTACCATTCAATACACCAGCGAAAGTATTTCCTGTGTCATCAACGTTTAAGTTAGTAGAAAGAGCAGGAGCGTAATCTAATACACCACTCATTTGAAGTGCAGAAGCAACATCAGCTGAACAGATAATTATATTACCTTTTCCTCTTCTTGTTAGTTGACCAATCGCATTAGCATCTCTCTCTAATTGGAATAATAGTCCTTTGAATTTCTCAACTGACCATCTACCGTTAGAGTCTGTGTCAAGGTCAAACGTACCAGCAGTAGTAGTATTAACTTGAGCACCCGCTCTTGCGTGGCTGTAGATTGTTCTAACAACTTCTCTATTGATTTCCGCAAGGATTTCAGAAGATAGAATGTTAGCAAGTTCTGTTTCAGCGTCTAAACCGTGGATTGCTTTTAAGTCTTGAGCAAGTTCCATAGTGTATTCAGCTTTAAGAGCTCTTGATTTAGCAGTAACCGTAACTTTATCGATTGAGAAAGCCATTTCAGCAAACTCATCTGTACCATCACCCAAAGTTTCTGCTTGTGCAGTAGTCATACCAGAACCAGTAGTGTAAGTACCTACAGGTGAATCGTTAAGTATTGACGGGTTAGTACCAGCTTGGTCGTCCGGTGATCCAGATCCGCCAGCAGCATCCGTTGAACTGAATGAAGTATCAGCTTCGTCAAATAATGCTTCAGCACCTGCTTGAGAACCATATCTTGACTTCATAGCGAAGATAAGACCAGTAGGTCCAGTCATCGGTTGTACACCACAAACGTCATAAGCAATAAGGTTAGGCATTGCTCTTCTAACTAGTGATATTAAAACCGGATCCCATTTACCAACTCCACCTGTGTCAGGCATAGTTCCACTAAAGTTAGCAGGACTTGCTTCTGTCATAAATGCTGAGTCTTCTCTTGTAGCTCTTTCTTGGTTTTCCAAGATAACAGTTGTTACAGCTCTTTTGTATGCGTCATTGATTTTTGGTAAATCAGGATGCTCCAATACTGGCTGCCATTTTTCTTGTAAGTTTTCAGTAAGATACATTTTTATCTCTCCTATTTATTTTAATTAATTAAATCTTGTTAGATTTAAGGTTTTGTGTAATAGCGGCTGTATATGCAGCCATAGCATCGGATTTGCCACTAGTGAAATCACTAGGAGCGTTAGCCGCAACTGCGTCAACTTCATCTTTAGATGTAGATTCAGCAATTTTAGATTTAGGGAAATAAGATTCTTTAATAGTTTCTAACTTCTCTCTAAACTTGTCAGCACTTTCATACTCAACATTCTCAGCCATTTTCTCGAATTTTTCTTTTTCTGTATCAGCCAAGTCTTTTGACACTTCATCAATAGCCTTTGTTTTATCAGCAACAGAAAGTTTTTTAGTTAAATCAACATTTTTAGAAATTTGTTCATTCAACTTACTTTCAAGAGTTTTAGTCTGGTTAGTTAAGTCGTCTAGTACATTGTATTTTTCTTCAGGAACATCAATGTAATGTTCTTTGAATAAGTCTTTAAGACCAGTAATGAAGTCCTCAGCAATTTCAGTTCTAATTCCTCTTTCAACTGCTAATTCATTTTCTTTCATCCATTCTTCAACAACATAGTTTAGGTATGAGTCAACTTTTTCGACCATAGCTTCTTTTACTGTTTCAGTTTCTACTGAAAGTTTTTCTTCATATCTTGCCTCAAGGATTTTAGTTTGTTCCTTAATTCTCGTCTTAACAGCAGTTTCAAAAATCGTAGCAGCTTTATCTTTGAATTCTTCAGATAAATCAGCGTCAGATGAAACTAATGCTTTAACATCAGCAGATAAGTCAATTTCCATTTCAGTTTCAGTAGTTTCAGCTTCAGCGATTTGTTCGCCTTCAACTTCAACTTCTTCTTCTTTAACAGATGTACTAGGTTTTTTATCGTTTGGTAAAGAACCATCCTTAGCACTTTTCTTAGCTGGATCCGATGTGTTTTGTTTTGCCTTAGAAGCAGCGTCTGGATTACTATCAGTTGGTTTTACAACTGGAGTACCCATATCTACTGCGTCACTTTTAAGATGAGTAGTTTCAGCTGGAGCTGCGTCTTTAACCGCAACATTAACCTCTTCCAACTTCTCTACGTCTTTTTTTAAGTCTGACATTCGGTCTCTCCTTGATTATTAAAAATTTAAATTTAAATTTCAGTTATTATTATTTATATGTTTTATCATCTTAAACAATACGCTTTAAACTAAAGTTGCGTAGGTTATTTAAGTTTAGATAAAAAGTCGTTAAAAATAGAAGCTTTTACTTCAGCCAATTTAGCACGCTTAGTATTTTCTATCTTTTGTTTGTATTGTTCAACTTCCATACTTTTCAGTACACCGTTGTCCCACACCCACTCTTTGCCTTCCATGATACCTTCTACGAAAGCGTCTGGAGCACTTGGGTCTGCAACTATATCAGCCGCAGTAGCAAGATAGAAATCTCTTCCAACAGTTCCGTTAGATATTGATCCCATACCTCTTGATGATACACCTAATTGAGCACCTTCGTCAATTAAATTCTTAACGATTTTACCGTACGGCGTATCCATTATCTTAGCCTCACCTATGAAGTTTTTACCTTCAGATTTTAGACTAGTAATCATATGCGAAACTCTTTCTAGGTTAACTGTTGGTCCATCTGGATGTCCAAGTTCACCGAAAGCACGTTTCTTGTTTATAAATTGTTCGTTGTATCTTACAACTTCTTTAGTAAGCGTATCTACTGGATAAACACGACCATTACGGTTCTTAATATCCGCTTGCATAAAGACACCTCTTATCTTGTATTGTTTAACACCAGACGCATTTGCTTCTGTTAATACTTCGATATCTTCTATTGTTTCTGTTATTAGTTTCATGTTCTCTCCACCTTGTTTTTATTGTAAACTTTATCTACAATTCCTTGTTTAACTTCTTCTTGTTTAATTTTATACTTTTCAGCAAATGCCAATCTAAATTTTTCTGCAAGTTGACTTTTACTTTTAGTACCTACAATTCTTTCTAATATCGCTCTTGCGTTATCTGTCATATTATCTTACTTCAATAATGATAGTATAGTTATCACCTGCAACGAATCCTTTTGTTGAAAGTAATACATCACCAGCAGGACTTGTGTTTGCTGTTAGTGTTGCGTTATTTGGAATACTATTACCTGAAGTATAGTAATCGTGATAACCTCTTCCAGAAAAGAAACCTATGGTTTTGTCAACAGAACTTGTTCCGCTACCTGCCCATAATAATTCTACTCCAGATTTACCATTGGTAGTATTAATTGCCCACCAAATCTTTGCAATACTTTTAGTGGCGTCTTCGGTCATGAAAGTCAAAGCACTTGCATCCATTTTAGTCACAAGTGTTTCACCTGATCCATCACTCATATTAGTAAATTTCATCACGGTCTTTGTACCAGATGTATCTACTATCGTTTGACTTGTTACTACGTCAGCCATTAGTTATTTCTCCTAAATTCACTTACTAACAAATAACTCTCTACATTTGAGTCAGTCGTTAATAATATTTGTTTATCGTTACCAAACTTTAATTGATCGGGTCGTAATCCGTACTTACCTTTACCAGTCAAAGTCAAATCGTTTGTTTCACTAGAGGCACTTAATGTTAGTGTACCGGTGCCTTCTATTAAATAATAACATTCAATTAAACTTACTAGTGATTTGTTTGTACCACCTGTAAGTTTTTCAGCGTCAATTACTACTTGGTCGATTTCACCTCCAATACCTTGCGACTTAACAATGTGTTTAGAAGTGTTATCTACAACCAACGTATTCTTAATTGTCATAATAAAAATTAAGCAGTAAAGCCTGATTCTTTTCTTAATT